GTTAACGGTTGATCTTTATCAATTTTAAAATGCTCAAGTTCAATAGTTTTCATATTAATTAGTAAGGTTATTCACACCAGGCCAGCACAAACAGCATATGATCTTTCTCGCAGCGGAAGAGAAAGGTATTACCGTCGACCCACCAGTTATATTTGCCCTGCGGATCGAGGGCCGCCAGGCGCTCGCTGCACCACATCGCCATGCAGTGCCTGCGATACACAGTAAGTTGGTTAAATGTCCGGGCAAAGACTTTTTCACAGTCTACAACTGTAATCATATGTTAGTCAAGTGAGCTAACAATCCAACCAAGCTTGAACAGGTCTTCTAGTACTTCATCCGTGACTGTGCTTTCATTTACATAGCCTGTGATGTAATCTTCGGTACGCAAAGCTGGACCGCTCCTGCTGCCCGAGCAGTACCAATCCATGTAGTCGCCCTTGCCTATCATGTCAGCCACAACTCCGCCTGCGTGGCGCCAACTGCAACTCCATGTTTCATTTTTAAGAATAGGCATAACATCGTTGCGCTGAAAGTCATTGTTGCACAATGCAGCATAGATATTTTGAGCATACACCTCACTGGCCCGTGCCTTGTCCAGAATCCAGTCGGTGGATCTTAGGTCGTACTCTAGATTATTCTCACGCCATTTGGGATCCTGTTCTTGCATTGCTTTGTCCTTGCTTGCTTGCTCGTAGTACTGCACCGTGTGCAAATGAGACTGTACCGCTTCGAGCTCGGTAGCATCCAGGCTTCGTCGACGGGCACTCTCAATTGCGAAATGATAATGCGCTGGGCTAGTGCTTGGTACAGGATTGGTCATTGTGTAATATCAATATGGTAGGCCATGAGTGAGTCGAACACTCGTTGAACGATTATGAGTCGTCTATTCTAACCATTGAATTAATGGCCCGTGAATATATTTACGTTTGTTCTTGTTGCTTTGTTAACTCGCACACCAACATGAACTGCTCGTATGCTTTACGAACTGCTTCGTGCTGCATCAGCTTTTCGGCTTCGTCGATCATGGCCTGGACACCTGCTTCTGCACAGTCTTGGATACATAGCCCGCTCAGGGTGCAAAGCTCATCACCGAACTCTTTGGCAAGTTTATTCCAGGCCTTGCGCTGGCCTTCTGTAATAGGAGTTCGCTGCGGTCGTAGTTCACTTGCCTTGCCGATAGCTTTGCAGATAGCATTTTCGGCCACTCGGCCCGCAGCAATCATAGCAGCATAGTCGGGATTGACATTGTACCTACGACTAACACCGCCGGGATAGCTCATGACAAGATGGTTGCCCTTTGGCACACTATCCAGGAGGTCACTGTCATACTCGGCAACAGGCTTGTACCGTTTACCGACTTTTTCGTAGTAGATTTTTTTCATCTCAGTTCAACCAAAATGTATCGTTTAGCCAGGTCTTTACTTCAGTTAGATCAACATCAGTATAGTCCAGTACTTCGGCTACCATAAGGGAATGTACCACAACACCGTCGGCCCCGTTACGGGCAACAACTTCATCGGCATCGTCTAGCGTTTCGCAAGCCCACAACTGGTCAGCAATCTCTATTTGACGCCGGGTCAGTCCCTTGATAATCATTCAGAATCCCGGGACTTGGCGTGTCGTGCAATGGCTGCTTCCAATGCTTCTTCGACGAACTGATTAAAAGTTATATCACGTTCGTGTGCCAACTTCATATACTTCAACAGTTCTTCGTCTGTAAAGTCTACTGGCATACTAACACGAGTGTCATAGTCTTCACCTGTACAGATAGCGGCACCCTTTTCCAGCATGTCGCTGGCAACATCTAGATCAATGTATAGAACATTGTCCCACGCTACTTTATTATCAACAGCACGGGCACGGCCTTCCCGATCAAATGCTCCTTGCCAATCAGGATTGGTCCAGCGGTACGCTCGCGCATGAACATAGTCATGCGCTTCCATTTGATACACCACCTGCGTGGCAGTGTCAAACACAATGCTCAGGCTGGGGTCTTGCTGTTCGCCGGCCCAGTGATCCATTCGGAATGCCTTGTTGCCAAAGCAGTCCCAACCGTACTCGCTACCTTCAGTGATACGGTATTCGATAACTTCCATAAAGTCGCGAATGGTGATTTGTTCTGTGTTCATACTAGCTCCTGATTACGATTTTTGGGGTGACGTTGGTATTGCTTACGCGACTGTTCGCGCCGCGGTTGGAACGGCAGCTCTTTGTCAAACAGCACACGATGTGCTCGAGTGCGCAGCTGGGGAATCTTAACAATGATCTTCATCTCGCGTTCTCCTTGTTGTTCAGCAGCATTATACACTAGGGATCGTTTGTTGTCAACTGTTAATCAATTTGAATGTCAGCAATGCGTTCCTCGCGGAACACAAAATAGAAGTTTATGGGCACACTGCTACCCCAAGCAACCCAAACACATTGATTCCCGGGCGACATGGTGTAGTGCTGGGCGGGATACTTGTTCTGCATGTAGTCCAACACGGTGAGCATTTCAAACTCGTTGATCCGATCACCATCTAGGATTCTAACTTGGCTCACATGCCTCCACGCAGAGCTTGGTCGGTGCTGCTCACTTGCAGGTTCCACGCCAACTTTTCGGCACGGGCGTTAAACTGCGCCATCAACACATCTGCCAACTTGGCCAGATCTACGTTTGAAAGCTGTGCAATTTCTATCGCCAATGTTTCGATCTCCATCTTTTGCTCCTAATTGCTAACTGTATAAAACTATTATAGCAGAACGGAAATTATTGGTCAACCGGTGCATGCTGTTCGCACAAGGTCTTGATCCAGCCCCGGCCGCGCAGCTCGCCCGGAGTGCCGCATCTTTCACAAGTGACGCCGGACATGGATTCTGCCATATCCACTAAGCCGGCCACAAACTCATCACCTCCGGAGTAGTAGAACCTTAGGGTCCCGAACTTTTCTTTTACTTGGATAGCCACCACCTGCTGAACAATTTCGGGAACTTCCCTGTACTCGGCATTCTGAATTTGTTTATTGATGCGATCGCTGATCCAGTGATCAGTTGAAACTGCCCGATTGTCAAAATACAAATTAGTGATGCTGGTGCGATCTCCGGCAATGGCTCGCTTTAGTGCTCGATTAAATCGCAAAGCTCGGGCACGTTCTTTCCGGCCCCAGTCGATGTGGCGTTGAATATTGTTGCACAGTTTATCAACAATATTGTACCAGCCGTTATCTATTTCAAATCCCCAGATGCATGTTTGAGTCAGCACGGTGTGGGGATTACGAAAAATCTTCGGATACTTGTCAAAAAGTCGATTGTCGAGTTCGTTTTGCATTGCTGGACTCTCCTATTATTAAGCTTGCACAATGTAGAGCTGGTTCCACTTGCCGATGTTGATATCAACATACCAGCCCACATCAAAGTAGTCGGTCATTGCATCACTGCGGTTGTGATTTCCAGTGTTCATGGCAGCAAGGACCTCTGCCAGGAACTTCTTGGCCTTACCTGAGTAATGACTACCGTAGTGGTAGGGGTTAACCTGTTCGTACCCTGACGTTTCGTTGCCGATGAAGTCGATAGCTCCGGACTTGATATTCAAGCACAGGGTACTATGATTTCGAACACTGAGCGATCCCTTGACACCGTACTTTTTCAGGATAGCCTTGATCTTGGGTGCAATTGCCGCTTTGGTTGCTTGGTTCACATAAGCCATTTCGTACTCCGTTTTGCTACAGTAAAAACATTATAACACGAGTTGAATTTCGTGTCAACCGTAATCTCTTAGCCCCAGACCAATCCAAAACGCTTGGCACACACCGGGCCGTAACCAACTTGAGTGCTACGATCATCCTTCAAGCCATGATTGCAAAAACTGCAGCCGCCTGTGAGCCTGCCGTACTTGCCAGCAGTTCCTGCTGGGTCTTCGCTGAACTCTTTCACTAGCTCACACACTTCTTGCGTGGCGTTGCGGGTAGCAAAGAACTCGCCCGTAACATCAATGCGCCCAAAGAACTTGTTCTCGCCAAAGGGCAAGCCGTCTGTGATCATGACTTGCCCGGCATACTTGCTCATCGGGCCAGCACGATTAAACACCACGGCCTGTCCGCCTACAGCTTGCAGCTTGACCTTGATGCGCTTGAGCGTCTTGCCGGCCAGGTCGAACATGTCTTGAATGTTCTTGAAATCCACTGTGACCTGCGCAATAGGAGCCTGCTTGGGAGCAAGGCCACGAGCAGTCAGAGTCTCGACCCAGTGCAATTGTTTTTCACTCAGCCGACCCCACTGCGCGAAGTTGCCCAGCAGGTCGTTTGCGAACTTGGCGTCGCCATAGCCCAGCGCAGGCAGCACGGCCCGCAGTGCATCCACTGCCGGGACTTGTTCAGGGTTGGCTTGACGCTGCACAGGCTTGCGATAGTTAGCATACATCATTTCTTGCTCCGTTTTGCTACAGTAAAAACATTATAACAGGGTTTGATTTATTGGTCAACCAGCAGTCCGGGGCCAGGGGATAGCCCTGGCATCAATACGCGCATTAATCATCGAGCTCAAGCCTTCCAGGCTAATGGGATAGCCGCCTTCTTTGAGAAACTTACGAAACTGCAGGGCAACATAGCCCTTGGATTCCAGGATCTTCAGCGGAGCTTGTCCCCGGTCCAGCTGCGCAAAGTACTCTTCCACAGTGAACTTTGAGCACAAGAAATTCAGGAAACTAGCACGGCCGCCACGCTTGAATCGCGCGACAAACTTGCCCCCGTAAGCAGCATATTCGCCAACGCTGAACTCAGACTTGATAAATTTGCTCATTTCTTGCTCCGTTTTGCTACAGTAAATACATTATAGCATAAGTGCCATTTTGAGTCAACCGTTTGCTCGCACCCGCACATCAGTGTTCAGGTTGGGTGCAAGCTCGCGAATCATCTCGCGTTCAGCAGCATGAGCAGCGGCCTTGCCGCGCAGCACGTCGATCACAAGAACTGCAAAGGCTTCAGTGCCCTGCTTGCGCATAGCTTCGTACAGCAGCCAGCTCTTGTCCTCGCTACGTGAGCGATAGATGTGCTTGTTGAAACGAGTCTGCGCTGACTTCTGCACAGTAGTTTCAGTCTTTGCAGTGACCCCAATGTAGAAGTCGCTGCCCGAAACTAAGGCATACACAATGTGGGTACGATCTGAACGCTTTTTTCTAACCATGTAACCATTATAGCACAGGATGAATTAATGGTCGACCGCTGAACTTTTGGTTCTTACCCCGAAGAACTTCGATCAAGTGCCCAGTATAGCACAGGATGAATTAATTGTCAACCACAGAACTTGCCTAAGAATTCGCCGAACAAGATGTAACGCAGGCATACAATCTTCCTTCGGCTATACTAGATTTATTCCAAGTCTCTTCTACAGTATCGAACCATTTGATGCATTCTTCTATAGGGTATTCAAGAGCATTATTTCGTTTGACTAGGATCTTGAGTTGTTCATTTCCCGGGTGATGCATTGTTTGTGGATAGTAT